TTGGTGCGCTCTAGTTTGCCACTCAAAATTAGGCACTTCAATGTGAAGCTTTCCACCATCTTGCAACAAGTTAAACCAGTTTTTCAAAACATCTACAGTTTTAAGCCTGCCAAAATGTTCTAAAATGTGATTAGCTTTGACCTCGCTAAAAAGATGCTCGCCAATGTGCTCACGTATTTCTAACGCATCACAAACAAGCTCTATGTCATCAAGAGCTCTCATATCATTATGTATATAACCTGGTGTAGGGTTTTCTCCTGCACCTATTTCTAAACAACTATAATTTTTAACATCAACCATTAGATGCCCCATTTCTCTTTGTGTTTTTGCATATTTTCAATAGTCAATTCTTTCTCAAATTCTGCCTCTTCAGAAAAATAACTTCTGTGCGGTGCAGACAAAGCTTTGATAGACTCGTTTATGCAAATGCTGTACCCATGTGACTGTGCCTGCATAGCATAATCTTGGTTCTCATAAGCAAAACCACCATCATAATAACTATCAAAATTTATATTACTATTGTTTAGTATCTCTTCTGGTATGGATGCTAAATTTATCTCCCACTCTATAGGGTCAACAAAGCCTAATCCTAATCTGTCTCTGCGCCTTACATCAGACCAACTAACACCGTTAAGCCTAGAATCCATAGATGGGTATTTAAAAATACTAAAGTTACTATAATCTTTAAAGCAAATTCTGCTTTTATGCGCTATTTTACTATGATCGCATATTCCTGTTACAAGAGCGTTAGTTTCTAAGGTAGTGTTTATTAATGTGCTTATAGTGTTAGGTTTCATGTCAATATAATCTTGTAAAGATATGAAGATAGAGAAACCATTATCTCTAGCGTAAGAAAGTCCTGCTTGGTAGCAAGACGCTAAATTCTTATGAATGCCATTACCTTTAATAGGTGAAGGCATATGCACTATATTAAATTTTCTGTCTATATCATCTCTAAAGAAGAAATAGTATTGTTCGCCATACTTTTTGGCAAAATCACTTTTATTTCTTAGTAAAGAAATATCGTCTTTTCTCTGGTCGTATAAGTCATCGACAATGAGCCAAGTTACATCATATTTCTCATAGTCTATCTTTTGAGAACAAAGAGCATTAAAAGATATATCTATCCCGCCAACTCTACAAGTTGGTGTAAATACAAGTACTTTCACTATTTCTTATAGTTTGGTACAGCAAATCCGACAAAATCTTTTTTGTTTCTCATCTTCAAAGCTACACCGTCTCCATTATCTTGACTTCCTGCTGAGTCTGTAGATGTATTTGCCTCTACAGTCCAAACATTACCATCAGAGTCAATGTGTACAACGAACCCTGTGTGGTGTACAGGGTCTCCGTGAGCTCCAAAGCGCATTAATGCTACATCGCCAACTTCTGCCTTAGAATATCCTCTAAAACCGATAAATCCGTTAGTCTTAGCTTTTGCATACTCAAGTATGTTTGGTGTAAAGACAATACCATCTGGAACCATAATTCCAGCTATATGCCTTAAACCATAACCAACAAATGCGCCACAATATGGCTGTTTTTTCATCCACTTGCCAAAATCTAACTGCCATTTAAGGATATCTGGAGAATAATTATATGACTCTTCAGTAATGCCTACTTTTGACTTAGCCCATAAAGCTATTGCCAAAGCATCAGATATTTGTTCAGCGTTCTTTCTCAAACTCTTTAAGCGACTAGCAGATAAATTTCTTTGCGTTAAGTTTCTTAATTGTGGTTTGCTGATAATCGACCTGTTGTATGTCGTAGCACCATTTTTAATAGACTTATCTGATATTCCAAGATAGTAAGCAACATACCTGAACATGTCGCTAGTTTTCTTTCCATACACACCATCGACTTCAACTTTGCGTCCGATGTTGCTGTATTTAGAAAATTCTACAGCGCGCTTATTTAAATCTTTTTGGAAATCAGCAATAGTGTGAGTGCCTTTAGCATCACGCATGTTTGGGGATATTAGTTTTAAAACCATATTTTTATATTACTTTCTTAGTTAGATGTAAATTGCAATAAGAGTTATCGTCTATTTGGTCTAACTCACAATCTACCTTATTTATTTCATAGCCCAAATTTTCATAAAATGAAAAAGTATTGAAATCAGTATCGTTGTTTGCGTTAAAACCATAAGGCCAACATTCAACAAAACAATCAGAAATTATGTCTTTGTATTTACCAAAACTACTAACAACTAAATGGTCAGTACCTTGCGTGTCTACCTTAACAATAATATTTTTAGGCAAACCATAAACTTTTGCATACATATCTATTATATTGTCAATACGCATCATTGTTGTAGGCTCTACTGTGTAGGAAAAATCGTCAGTAAACAACCTGTTGTCAGCACAGTTCATTGTGTTCACATACAGAGCAGAATTACATTCGTGCTCACCTGCTAACGAACGTATTGTAATGACGTTGTTTAAGTCGCCTGTGTTGCTCGACAACAGAACATAATTCAACATTGAAGGTTCTATAGCAACGACATTTTTAGCTAGTGGGGAAGCAACTCTAGTAAAATAACCCATGTTGCTGCCAACATCTATAAATAAAGATTCTGGATTACTAGCTAAAACAGCCATAATTTTCTGTTCTAGATCTACTTCGTTCCACTTTTTTAATCCGCTAGCTTCGTCATCAATATAGCAAATAATTGACTGGTCTCCGCTAGGAACTCTAATGTCGCCATTAATTGTTTTTATTACATCAACTGACATTTAACAAACTAACTGCTGTGACTAAATATCCTACAGGAACAAAACCATAATCTATTGTTTGTAAATCTGTTAAATCTAGATCTGAGTTTCTGACAACATCGCGTAAAAAAGTCTCATCAATATAAGTTATATGAACTGCACCTTTAGGCACACCATCTATTATCTGATCTTCGCATCGTGGATCTTGAGGGCATGTAATTAAAACACGTTCGCCTACACGTGCAGCTTCTTTAAGTGCATGTAATATTTCAGCATATGTTAGATGCTCTATGATGTCTCCAAAAACAACAAGACTACAAGTATTGTCTTCAAAAGGCCATTCGTCAATGCCACAGTCAAACAAAATATCAACATTGTTTGGTCTGCCCATCACCTCATCATATTCTTGATTATCACAGTTAACAACTTTGTTGCTACAACCTTTTAATGATGCAGGGTCGTCATTGCATCCGACATTTAAAATGAACTTTTCACTTTCTTTGTCGGCTAATTTTACAGCGTCTACCTGATATTGAAAGCGTAAAATTGACATTAACTTGCTACTGCCTTACGCCAAATGTCATAAGCGTGATCCCACGTATATTGCTCTGCATGTTTTTTACCAACCATTCTAATATCGTGTATCTCTTCAAAAGGCGCATTGTATAAAGAGTCCATAACTGCAAACCAATCTTTTTTATACGTATCATTATTAGGCCAGCCATAAGTAAGAAGTTTTTTAGCACCTACAACTTCACCTAGAGCTGCTAGGTTTGAAGTTAGAGGTATGTTTCCTGATAGCTGCTGCTCTAACGCTGTAATACAGAAAGTCTCACAGAACTGTGTAGGGTAAGCCCACCAACTACATTCTTTAGCAGTATCAATAAGATCTTGACGCTTAACGCGACCATGCCATACGATTCCTGCTTTTTCTCCACCTAAAGCATTAATTTTGTTCTCAACACTATCTTTAAATATTTGAAGCCCTGTATGGCCCATAGAAATTAGTTTGTTGATAATATCCCACCCATAAAATACGTGTAGCTCTGCATCAGAATGTCGTGAACGTATCTCTGGCCAATAGTCAAGCAATGTTATAAACCCTCTGTCTAGAGAAGAAGAATATATAAACTTGTTATTTAACGGCCTGTCATATTTTACGTCTTTAAAATATTTCATGTCGATACCGTTAGGTATAACTATAGCCTTTTCACTACTGTTACCGTAGTAACGCATATTTGTTTCTCTATGCCATTCTGTAAGGCAAACAACTTTGTCATAAAGATCAAACCTATTTTGGTTGCCAAACTTTTCAGCATCGGGGCCAGAGTTTACGTCATGTAACCACAACAGTTTTTTGTCTGCTTGAGGTTGAGATTCGATAATTCCTACATGCCTAGATGAAATGAATGCTGAAAACTTCTCAGTCGGATCAAACCTTCCGCTATCCCACCATTCGATGTTGGTTGACTTATCAACACCCTCATATTCTCCTGGCCTACCAAAAATAACAGTCCTATAACCATCTTCAGCAAATCTACTAGCTATCTCAATAACACAATGCTCTGCGCCGCCAGAACCAAACTGGTCAACATATTTTGGATGCCAAGCTTCTACAGCAGGCGGGACAAAAAACGCTACAGACTTTTCTTTTTTAGTGTTTAATAATTTAGCTCTAATAGAACCTAAACTCTCACCATCAAGCTCTTCTTGTTTGTCTAAAGTTAGTTGCAATTGTTCTTTAGCTAACTCTGAATCAAAAAACTCATAAGCTGTGTTTAAATCTTCTATCGCTCCAGAAAAATTACCTAAATTTCTACGAGCTATAGCCCTACAAACGTAAGGGTCGTGATTTTGTACGTGCTCTTGTTTAACATGAGCTGTGCTCTTTTTACTATTTTTCTCTAAAATAGAAGAGATCATTATGTCTGAAAAAGACTCTGCGTTATTCCACATACCGGCAGACAAGAAAGACTGAGACAACCCAGCCCAGCTTTCAATCCAGTCTGGTTGCATTTTAATGTTTTGCATGTCTCTGTCGATAGCTTCGTTAATTTTACCTTGCATACGATAAATGTTGGCAATGTTTGTATTTGCAACATAAACATCATCGTTGAACTGCATAGAATTAACAAAATCTAAATATATAGAAATTGCTTGATCTCCTAAAGAGTGAGCGAGACCTTCTTTGGTGGGGTTTTTAAACTCTTTAAAACACTCGTAAGCTATTTCGTTAGCTAAGTAGTACTTAGACCTTAAATCATTAGGGTTTTTTAGCAAAGCATCGTTAAGTATTTCACGATTCCTAATACGTGTTACGTTGTCAATAGACGAACCTTCATCTTCAAAAGAGCCTCTGTAATGTAAAATCTTTATGTCATACTTATCAGCGTATTCGAGCTCACGCATCTTAATTCCAACGCGAGTTTGACATATTTCATGTACAGGGTTAATCCAAGTCCATTTCTCAGAAAGACTTAAAAAACGCTCTCTGTACTGAGTGACAAATTCTTTTTTAGAATTGCTGTCGTAACCATAAACATATTTAAGAAATATAGCTGCCGACTCTTTATTGTCATCAGACAACATTTTCTGAATGTTTTCACCGTTTACAAGCTCGTCGTCAGCGTCAATCCAGAATGCCCAGTCAAAGTCTATACCAGATTCTGCAATCATTTCAAAAGTTTCATTTCTAGCTTGAGAAAAGTCTTTATTCCACTTAAAGTGCCTTATCGTCGTAGGACATATTTTTGAGCGATAATAAGGAAATGTTTGAGAGCTACCATTGTAGTTAATAAAAATATGATCTACATACTTTTCAATTGATTTGATACATCTAGAAAATTCTTTATTGTCTTTTTCATCGCCAACAATTAACGTTGCGGCTATAGTATGCCTGGAAATTTTATTACCACCTATTTTGTTGATTTTGGCACAAAAAGATTATAAATAGCAAACAAAGTATTAACACCAATTACTTTACCTATACCAGTATTCTTTAGAAACTCATCGCTAAAATCTTTAAATTCTTTAGACAGTTTATTGCCTTCAGAAAGAAGCTTATCATACGATTTACTCAGATCTTTACGTAAAACGTTTTCGTCTCCTAAAGTAACGCCGTCTGCTTTCAATGCAGACATAATGCCATCGACTCCGCCAACTTGCTGAGTATCTTTTTTAACAATTGGTAATTGTATTTTTTCCCCATTGCTAGTCTTAATGTTTGATATACCATCAGAGCCCTTGCCAATTTCTACATTGAAACCAACAGACCCATTATCTCCCTGCAAACCAACACTTAAAACATTAGGGTTTGAAGTTCCAGAAGCTTTAATATTTTTAGCTCCAACCTTCTTAACATACTGGTCTATAGCTGCTTTATCTTGAGGTTGTAACTTATCAAGAAACTGTAGTGAGTCTCCAATTACTTTTACACCAGGAGGTGAAGAAGAAAATTGACCTCTTGCATCACGCCAAGGGTTTCCTGAAGCTACACTAATCTGCTTTACTGACACTGAATTTATTCCTTATCTTTTGTGACAATGTTAAATCTTGTGGTGGTATAAGGAAACCTAGCGTGCCATTAGGATGATCTGTCATCTTAAGAGCTTTATCTATACTTACGGTATTGCCGTTCCTATCAATACAATGTTGGTCAGTATTTAAATTTCTACCACCAGAAGCATCAGATACAACTACTTTTTTAACATTCTCGCTCTTAGCTGCAAGTAACGTTCCTGCGTTATATGCATCGCGTATCTCTGTCCTAACAACCCTTGCAGCTTTCCACCTAGGGTAAGACTCAAAAGTCTTAGAAAACTCGTCTGCTAGTTGCTCAGGTGATTTGTTTTCTCCAAGCTTATTAGCAAACCACCCTTGCATTTCAGACCTAACAGTATTTGAAACGTTAGTTACCATTTCTGCTGCATGTTCTTGAGCCCATTTTTGTGCATCTGGTCGCTCAGAATTCCATTTAACTTCTATATTTGCCTTACCTAATTCATTCTTAGCTGCGACATCCATAACTTTCTTTATATCTTCTGCATTTTTCTTAAATGCAACTTTCATAGTTTGGTCTATCGCTATAACCTTAAATAATTTTGACAAGAAAGTATTTTCATTCTTGTTATTATCTTGATTATTGTTTTCGTCTAACTTTATTTCTTTTTTACTTTTTATAAAATCTAAAATATTTTTGTAGATACTCTCATAAGTATCTTTCCAGACATTAAATATATTGTTGCCTATTTTTTCTATTTCTTTATCGTCAAGTCTATTGTCTACGGCTTTATCATGTTTCCATATTTTTTCCGATAAAGACAAAGAATCTGTATTAGCTTTGTCGTTGTTGCTAGAGCCAACGTATTGCCCGTCTTTAACGCCTGCATTGCCATCTTGAGGAGCAATATCTTCAGGCATTACGTTCTTCAGCTCTTCTTCTATTTTGCTTTGCTGTGCAGCAATTGCAGCATTAGATATTACTGGAACGCCGGCTTGCTCAAGAATTTCTTTAACATCAACTTGTAGCTGTGCAGGGTCGCTTTGACCAATCAACTGAACTAACTGCTTGCTTAATGCAATATCAGCGTTAGAAAACCCTCTAGTGACTTTACGACATGTGCCTTTGAAGTCGGGAAAATTGTGTTCTATTAACTGAGGGATCATAAATCTGTTAATGCAATCATCGATTTCGCCCATTAGAACTGCTTGAGACTCGAAAAATATATCGCCCATCTCAGCAGCAACATTTCGAGAACTTGTTCCTCCAGCTCCTTCAATCAAACTATTTTCAGGAACCATTAAAGAACGAATCTTCATTACGTCAAGATATTTGAATCTATCATTAAATGCTGCAAAGTTACCGCCACCTGTAAGGTGTGACAGCTCCCACTCTTTAGTATTAGTAGGTTTGCCTTCAAAGTCAGTTATCGTGGTAGAAGGAAGTGCTACAGTAGCTCCTGAACGTATATCTTCACCTATTTGCAAAGCTATAGTGCTAGGATCCATTTCTACACCATCGTCTGTAACTATTTTATCAGTAGGATGGTAAACAACCATTGCAGGGTCAGCATCTTTTTCGTAATGCCTATCACTTAAAGCCCACGCATACCAATAGCTCCACCAATACCTATAAGAATAACCTACTCTAGGGAACCCATACATACTTCCATGACAAGAATCTTTTTCATTTGTTACCCATAAAGACAACTCTAAAGGTATTGTTTCCTTAGAGTTATCTAGTACGTTAGATAAGAACGACATTTGGTTAGAAGAAGAATACTTTATGCCGTCAAACTCTCCTTGGTCATTCCAACTTGGCTCTACATCTTCAGGCCTTAAAGCAACAAAAGGCTTCCATGTTACGGCCTTAATATCTTTATCTTTCCAAACATCAACTACTTGATTTGTCTCTTTATCAATATATGTCCAATCTATTTCTTTTAGTTCAAAACGTTTAACAATAGCTTGATAACCAAAATCTAGAGCGTTGCAATACTGAAAAATGAATCTAGCGTAAATTTCCCTCAAACAACGGTCAACAAATGTTGCTATGTCAGGTCTTTCGCACTCAATATACCAAGGTGCCCTCACTAATGGGACTTTTGTATATTGCAGTGCGAATGCGATCATAGGATCTCTGCGCATCTGCTTTAATTTACTTAACGGAAGGTTATAAACATCAAACGGATCGCCAATTATCTCGCTAATCTTCTGCCAAGCAAAAGTCTGTGTTTGTTTAGCTGACGATGGTGCCTTATCATTTAAAAGACTGCTCTTTAATTTATTTTGAAGTCGTTCTTGTGGTGTTGTATCAGGCATGAAGAACTATTATATTGAAAACAGTGGCAGTAAACAAAGAGTCGCTTAAACTTTTTTATACCTCTTCATCCAGTCTGCCGGCCTTAATGATTGACTCGATGTTCTAGGAATATTTGTAGTATTTTTAAGAGACATAGGCATACTAGAAGATGTACTTTTGCCTTTACGCTGATTTATAGATTTCATGTTTACCAAACAATAACGCATAGCGTCTAAAGCATGGTCAAAGTCATCTACTGGTTTTTCAGGGTTATCAACTAAAACATTTGTTTTATCGGGATAATGATAAGACTCTATTTCTTCTAAAAGCATTTTACATCTAGCAGAATTTATAAATATTTTTTGATCTTCAAATAATTCTTTGGTGTATTTTAAATGTTCTACAACGTCCCTTGTTGTTGTCCATTTAGTATTGATAGGTGGATTTGCCCTAGACAAATCAATCCTTGCCGCTTTTCCTTGAGGGTCTGCAAAACGATCAGAGACTATGAATCCAGGTGAAACACTTCTCCAATAGTTTTCTCTCTCAGCTATCAATTCTGCAAGACGACTGTTACCTATGTTGGCTATATATATTTCGTCAAAAACAACTTTTGAACCCTCTGACATTCTTACAGGGTTGCCATCGCAAGACATAGCTTCAATTTCATAATCTAGCTCTTGGATAAATACAACTCCAAAAGGGTTAGTACCTCCAAAGTCTATCCCTGCATAAATTCTGCCGTTATTAATATCTGGTAAATAGCTCTTTATGCCGTGTGTTTTTATATTAAACATCGAATATACCAAGCCCGATCTTGACGGCTTTAAGCATTCTTGCTGCGCTTCCCACGTGTCTTTAGATGACTGTCTAAATAACTTTACAATGTCTTTGTGTGATATCCATCCTTGAGACTTATAAAAGTCTCCTTTACAAATATCTTTTAGTGTACGATTTGTTCCGTCTTCCCAAAAACCTTTAACTACTTTGTCGCAATCACATTGAGATTTAGCATCTACAAAAGGGTTGGCGACTTGACAATTTGGCATGTTCTCTGCTGTTTCTTTAATACACCACATATACAACGAATACGGTGGTTCTACATCTGCTTTTATAGCGTTGTTTATTTCATCTATTAACTTTTGCATAGGGCCACTAGAACGCTTCCTAGTAGATGTGATGACATCTACAGCATTAAAGTATTTACCTTCAAGTATTGCGCCTTGAGACATATTTCTAGATTCTTGAAACACTTGCTGATCTGCTAACTCTACTTCGTCAAAATGAACTACCTGAGGATGAGGGCCATTGGTTGCATTCATAGTTCCAGCAAGAACTTCTAGTTGTGAATTATTAGTCCAAACAGTCTTACTAATAGTTCCAGACTTAACTTCTGACTTACCTTTATTCTTATTTTGTATTTTAGAAATAATGGTTTTTACGTGATCGTAAGCTCTCTTTGCTTGAGCTTCAATTGCACCAATAGTGCAAAGTTCTATACCAGCCTTAAATTTAGCTAAAGCAACATGTAGTAGAGCAACATTAAAAGTTTTAGCCCCTCCACGATTACCTACTACTACAACTGAAGTAACTTTTTCAAAGAAAACATCTGAAATAAAATCAAAAGGTGCGCAATGATCGTCGCACACTTTAACTTTAGGAACAAAAACTCCAGTGTTATCAAATATCCATTTATGTAATTCTTCTGGATTTTTAGGTTTACTGTTACCTGTCTTTTTTTCGAGAGCCCTTAAACTTTTAGCTAGACTCTGTAATTCTTTCTTGGTCATCGTAGACCAATTCGGCATCAATAACTTCGTCTTCGCTGTTTGTTCTGACATACCCTAATTGAGTTATCATTGATTCAACATAACTGATTAGATCAGATGTTTGCATATCCTCAATGTGTCGCTCTTCCTCCATGCTTAGCTTTACGCTTTGGTTTTCAATCTCTATGTAAGTTTTTACAGCTTGCAAACGTACAGACGCAGGTTGATTTTCTGCAAGCGCATCGTCTAACGCACCTACAATATCTTTAGCTTTTTTAGAAGCATGTTCTGCAACTATTTCAGAAGCTCTTTTAACTCTAGGTCTGCCAGCACCTGGTTGTCTACCACCTAGTTTTCCTTGAGTTACAAGATCTTTTGCAGCTTTACTGCGTCTTTCGCGCTCTTCGTCGCTTATCTGCATTTTACTTTTTGTAGTCTTTTTTCGACTCATAAAGCGTTAATAATTGTGTTACCAAAATCTGAACCTAAAGAAAAACTATATTTAATTATTTCGACAAAAGTACCAGTAAAAATAGCAAATATAGCTATAGTAGTTGGTAATGCGATTATAGTGTATAGCGAACCGAAAAAAGACTTCATATTATTTGTTTATCTTATCTCTATCTGTTCTCATTGTCCACTCTCTGGATATGTGATCGCAAATAGTTTTATATGTCTCTGCAATTGATTTCAAACTTCTAAAAACAATTTTATTTTGAACTAGCTCAGCATTAAGTCTTCTATATTCAACATCATTAGACGCTTCTTCTTTAAGTCTGATAGAAGTTTTAGCTTTTTTATCCGCTCCTATTTGTTCTAGACTGTTCATAACTAAAGTCATTCTAGCCTTTGATGCTGTTTCAGAAAGAACGCACTTGTTCTCTTCTAATGTTGCTAACCAAGCATTATAAACATAGTATTGCGTACAAGATGAATATAGTTGTCTTAACTCTATATCACTTAACTGTGTTAAGTCATGTGGAAATATAGGTGCGTCACTAATAGATTCTTTATATATATCTATTATATTATTAAGTTTTGTATCTAAATTTTCAGAAACAGTACGTTGTTTTGCAGTTTTTTCTTCTGCAATTTCTTTTTCATTTTGTTTATCTTCTTGTTCTACTACATTTGGCGAATGAGATACCCGAGTCAATCTTGACAGTTCATCTTCAACTGGTTCTTCAACAACCGTAGTATTAGTATCTTCTAATTCAACCGATATTTTTTCTAACTCCATGAATTTTTTTAAAATAATCGGAATACTCTCGTTCTTACTGTCAGATTTATACGCTTGGAAAACAAGCTGAATAAGTAAATTCGTCTCTGAAAGCACCACTGTTGGTTCTTCTGGAATTCCAGAAGAATAGTAACCTTGTTCTATAGCCCATGATAGAAATTCTTTAGCGTTTTCTGTGTTTTCCGTAACAGGTGGTTTTTTACAACTATCTAAATATGAATATAGGTCTGAATATGCCATATTAAATACTAAATCTCTCTAAATTGTTTAAGTCTTCTTTTTCTATTACAGTTGGAACTGCACTTTCGACAACTCCGCCTTTAGCAATTTTTTTCTCATCTACAACTGGAATTGATATCTGTGTTTGACCTTCGTTCTGTTCCTTAGTTTCTTCAGGATTTTTTTTAGATGCCTTCCTTGTTGCAGTTCGTTTTTCTTTTTTAACTTGCGCTACTTCTGTTTCAATAACAGACAAGATAGAACTATCTCTATCTATTTGATTGACAAAAGCAACACTATCTGTGTTTATTGTAATTTTTTTATCAAAATTACCAGTCTTTTCGTCAAAATAATTAACTTCTAAAAAACAAGGTTTTGCATATTCGTTGACATTACCTTTAATCGCCTTGTGTGAGTCTGCAAAACCCCTAACCAATTTACGTACAGTTGTGTAAGGAGAATCTGTAGTTATAGTCAAACCGATGTTTAACGTAATTTCTGTTAGATATTTATCACTTGATTTCATAATCATTGCCTTTTCATTTCTATCTTTTACTTTTTGCAATCTATCAAACAAATCGAATTCTTTATCGTTTGCTTTTGAGTATTCAATGCCATTTGACTCAGATATCGTAACTATACCATCTTTGTCATCTTTTTTGCATACTTCTTTCTTATAATTGCAGTATTTGCATGGGCCAACACTCCACATATAAGAACTATCTCTAGCAGGTATACTGTTGCGTCTAATGTTGTCAACACACTCTTTTAATATGTTGCTACCTTTTTTAAAAAACTCATCGTCTTTAGGGTATGCAAATGAGACGCAATTTGAAGGGTTTTCTCTAGAAACATACAATAACGATCCAGATATTATCTGGTCATATTCAGGCCATAATTCTTTAGACCTTTCACTAAATATAGATATGTATGCTTTTAATTGCGCTATATGTTGAGAGTCTGGTTGTTTACCACCGTTTCTCAGCATACCAATGTGTTCTTCAGACTTGCTCTTTATTTCTACAACATGAGGTCTATTACTGCCTTTTGGTAGTATGATTGCATCCACAGCACCAGACATGTAAAGGTCAGCATCATAAAATTTTGTTTGCTTACTAGATTTTCTAGGATCAGCTGAAAGCAAAATTCCTGATTCAGCAAATTTTTCTACTACACGATCCTCAACATCTTTACCTGACTGCATTACGCCAATAGACTGAGGTCGAAATTTTCTGTCAGAGAAAAACCCGCATATAGAATATATTAGTTTTCGCTTACATCCTTCGTATCCGTCTGGAAACTGTGAAGCATAAAAAGATGTTGGTTGGTTAGGCTTGACAGATTCTTTAGCTGCATATTCTAAATAAACATCTTTTACTATTTCATCTACGCTTTTTTGTTTTACCTGTTCACTATCAAAAAAATTCACACCTTCTAAAAATTCTTCTAAATTCATTTAAATATATCCAATTTATTGCTTTTTTTACTTTTTGTGCTCTCTGCTTGATCACTAAAAATATCTCTTTTTTCAGATAGCAACATCATAAAATCATCTAATCCAATGACTACCAGTTCAGCACTATCTATAGAAACACACATAGCTGGAACAGAATCTAAACCGTAGCCTGCCGGACTTTTTACAGCGTCATTCATTTCTTTAATCAAATTAGAATTTACTGTAAAACTATTTTTCATAGTTTTCTTTAAAGACCAAACTATATTGCCTGTTATAGCGTCTAGTTTTGCATACCATTTGCTGCCAGAAGATGGTACTTTTTTAGCACCTGTCTTTTTTATAAAATAGTCTTCAAACGACTTTCCAATTTCATATGAATTCATTAAATTTCTTTTGTATTAATTATTTTTTGCTTCATATCTTCATCAACTTCGTTGTTATTAAGTGCTATTTTTGCTGAATATTTTATGATATTTTCTACTTCTTTTTTAATACTGTCATTTCCATGTATATATTCTCTCAAACCACTTTTACCATCTACCGTGGTTCCATCAGGAAGTTTGTACCATTTACCTGAACGAGTGACTAATCCAAAATGACTAGCAAATTGAATAAGTTCAGCATCTGTATCTATATTCATACTGTGGTAATCAAGGTACATTTTTGCAGATAATAGCGGTCTACAGACTCTGCTTTTATCTACTTTTACTGATATTTCTATGCCATCTGGTTCTGAAGTTCCAGATAATGTTTTAGATACTGTTCCATCTAAAGATAAGCTATTATTTTTATCGTAATACAATTTTTTGCCTTTTTTAAAAAACAAAGACAAAGAAGATATGTGATCTAGTTGCTTGCCACCTGGAACTGAATACCCACCAGTGTATGAAATGTTTTCTCGTATTTGATCGATCAATACAATCGTATTTTTAGAAGTATCAAATCTTTCATTAATCTTGCGTACAGCCTTCCCCCATGACCGTGCAGCTAGTCCCATTTGCCAATTTTCTATTGATGCGTTCAACTCATCTAGTGGTATTGCTCCAGAACAAGAATCTACTACATGCAAGTCAATGTGTGGCAACATGCTTTCTATTTTCTGAGCTGTTTCTTCAATAGTTGTACCTTCAACTATAAGCAATTCATCAATGTTTACGCCAAAATTTTCTACAAAGTGTTTGTCATACTGACGCTCAATATTGTAGTATGCACATTTCATACCCATTTTTTGAGCATTAGCTATGATTCGCCAACACGTTAAAGTTTTTGTTGACGAGAAGTCGCCATACAGCCTAGACCAACGACCAATAGGTATTCCTCCACCAGTAGCGTAATCTAAAGAGTAACTGCCAGTACTTATGTGCTTAGTGTCGTCTGTTTTATTACCATAACGTACTGTGTCTTTTCCGAATTTTTTAGAAATTTGTACTAATACATCTTCAAATGAAACATCGCTCATTGTGTCTCTTTTCTTGCAGCAATAATTTCTTCGCAAAGAGAACAAGCCTCTATAATTAAACCGCCACGATTATTTTTTCTTCCTTTTATCATTATAACATTTCCTAATTTTAGAACGTCTTTGATTTTATTAACATTGTCCTCGCCAAATGAAACAGCACTAATCATATGTCCGTCGTAATCTATCTCGCACATTATCATCTTGGTACCGTGTTTGGTCTTACTAACGCGTGACTTAAGTACCTCTCCACCGACATTATGGTAAGTGTCTTGCTCTGACTTTATATAATCATCGTGTTTTGTAGAAAGACTTCTAATTAAACTCATATGCTCTTCAGACACTGTAGAAATAGAAAGCGACATACCAAATAGTTCTATCTCTTTATCAATTATTTCTTCTTTAGACATATGATCTCTGCCGCCAAACATATCTAGCGCACCAGAATCAGTTAGTGAATTTTTAACTTTAGCGTTGACTTGCCTTTTAGGAACTCTTTCATTGAAGTTTTCTATAGAAGTAAAAATTCCATTAGCTCTTTCTTCTATGATTGCCTTAACAGCCATAGGGCCAACATTCTTGATTGAAAGCAACCCAAACCTTATGCAATCTCCATCCACCGTAAAATTCGTACCTGAAGTATTTATGTTTGGTGGTAAAACTTTTATGTTCTTACGTCTAGCTTCACGTATAGCACGCGGAACTTTATCTGAACTTAAAGTCATTAGTGCACAATAGAATTCTAATGGATATCTTACTTTGAGTAGCATATCCTGATATGCCTGTGCTGCATATCCAGCCGCATGTGAGGCGTTGAAAGCGTACGAAGCGAATTCTGTAAGCTTATCCCAAATATCTACAGCAAAACTTTTTTCAAGTCCAAGACTTACAGCATTGTTGACAAACTTACTTTCATACTTATCTAGATACTTTTTGCCCTTTTTACCTATCCACTTAGTAATAGCCTTACGTACTGTATCCGCTTCAGCTAATGTAAAGCCGCCAAGTTCTTGAACAACTTTCATTACCTGTTCTTGGTAAACGAGTATCCCGTAAGTATTACTCATATAAGGTCTTAACGACTCATGCCAAAATTCAACCTGAGAACGACCATTTTTCCTATTCCCATATTCTCTAGACAGTCCACTCTGCAAAGGCCCTGGTCGATACAAAGCGTTAGCAGCAGCAATATCTGTAAGTGTGGAAGGAATCATATCCCTTAATAAAGAAGTGATGCCGTCAGATTCAAATTGAAAAACACCAAATGTGTCGCCTTTTCGCCAGCCATCCATAACATCTTCGTCTACTTCTTTAGGATTGCGTAAGCATTTTAAAGTGTCAATGTTTACAGACTTTCCTGTACGACTTTTAACTAAATCAATAATCATTTTTTGTTTAGTTAAGCCTTCAGTTCCAAGTATATCTACTTTTAAAAACCCGTATTCTGTTACTGCGTTAAACCCTAATGTCTCAGCAAATTGAGTTACCATACTGCCATTTTTAGACCTCATTGTCGGCATTAGATCTATAACTGGAGCCTCTGTAATCACAACCCCTGCTGGATGTTTTGAGTGAGATTTAACTTGACCTTGTAATTTGACAGCGTGACTCCATACTTTAGGATTTCTGCTTGAAAAAGTCTTAGCCTTAGACGATTGCATGAGAAAATCATCTAACTTTATAGATGTCTCATAATTATCAATATCGTCAGATACAGGTATAACCTCGTTGAGCGGTACATCGTATACTCTTGAAACATCTTTTATTGCACTTTTTGCACCAAAAGTCTGAAATGCTCCAATATCTACAACATGTTGCTCACCCCACTTGTTGGCAAGATATTGTTTTACTTCTTCGCGCCTATCATGTTGAAAATCAAGGTCGATATCAGGCATAGACATTCTGTCTGGATTAAGAAACCTCTCAAACAATAACCCAAAAGCTATCGGGTCAATATTTGTAATTCCTAAAAGATACGATATTAAACATCCAGCGGCAGAACCACGACCAATACCTACACGAATATCGTTTTCTTTAGCCCATCTAACAACATCTCCAACTAAATAAAAGTAGTCAAGAACATTCTTATTTTTTAATATTGAGAATTCATACTCAAATCTTGCTAAATACTCCTCGTCTTGACTTTTGCCTATGTTAAACAAGCCTTCTTCACACCATTCTTTTAGTGTTTGCTCAGCCCCACCTTTTACTTTAACTCTAGGCATTTTATTTTTCCTATCAATAATGAAAGGATCTATATAGTTGATGAAATTAGCAGTATTGTCGCATGACTCTTCAACTATTTTTTTTGACAAATTTTTATGATATTTGGCAAATTGATCTTCAACATCTACCCTCTTAGACAAATAAAGAGTGTCTACATCAAACTTATATATATTGTCGCCATTATCTAACTTTTCCTGACGCTTTTTTAAACTTTGGTTTGTAGATATCATCAATCTAGCGTCTTGAGCACCACACCAATCTTGGTACGGGTAGTGCGCGTCAACTGTAGCTATAATAGGCCAACCATTTTCATTGGCTATCTTTACTATCTCTATATTAATAATTCTTTGATCTTCAAAATCATGTGGCATTATCTCTGCATATATACGCCCGCTAAAATACTTGTTTAAATTTTCTACACAACGACGTACAGTCTTGTAATCATCATTTACTATTGATTGAGGTATTAATCCACCCATACAACCTGTAGATATAGCTACACCTTCGTTGTATTTAGCGAGCAATTCCCAATCAACACACGGCCGTCTATAAAAACCACTTATATTTGCTTCAGAAGACAATTTTACAATATTTTGCCAACCAGTTAAAGACATAGCCCACATCGTCAAGTGGTAGCTTTTTTGGTTCTCAGTAGAATGTAAGAGTCTGTTCTCTCTAAAATATGCTTCTACGCCTAGAATAGGCAATATGTCATTTTGCAAACATGACGACATGTGGTGAGGAATACCAGACAATACCCCGTGATCTGTTATTGCTAAAGCATTTTGACCAATAGAATTGCACCTTTTAGTGTAATCGTCTGCTGTTCCTGTACCATCTAGCAGCGAAAATTCTGAATGTCTATGCAGATGTACAAATTTATCTGCCATTTTATTTAAAGCTAAGACATGAAAGGATTTGCGTGTACAGAAACATCGTCGTTATGACTATTGTTATCTGAACCATTAACTAACTTTAGAGCTTCTTCAAGTGAAGGAGGTGTTAATAAGCTTGTAATGTCAATAGGGTTTTCAGCTATCTTTTTGTCGCTAGCTGACAATGCTTGCTGCTTTCTAGGAATTAATGTGTAAGTAGTGTTTTTTCCGCTACCAGTCCTACTAATCTTAATATCACACTCAGTAATGTTATAGCCATCTTCTTCTAAAGTAGAATTTAGAGCACCAAGATTTTTTAATACCTTAACACCTTGGCTCCAGACACAAATCCTATCTTCAACACCATCATACTTAATATTGTTATTTTGGTCTTTTTCAACACCACCATCTTTAGTACGCACAGGTTTTGGTGCATCACGCCAAATTACTTGCAAATAACCTCTAACTGATGGGTTTTTACCTGTAAATTGACGCAATGGGCAATCTACTTCACCATCATTGTTTACGTCAAGAGTTGGTACCTGTTTAGGGTATTGACTGCCTGGAACAGGAATGTTCTGCACATAAGTCCAGCGAAATTTGTCTGGAGTTTCTAAAAATCTGACAGTTACACTTTGATTTTCTTTTACGCTAAGATAATCAATTCTCGTTCCATCATTATAGCTCTGCTGTGAAGGTAATGTGTCTAATCCTAGGTGCATTTATATTCCTTTTTTAATCATCTATTGTGTCTATTGCTAATTGTAACAGGCCAATTCTCTCTAAAGAGTTGCAATTATTCCCTGTGTAATATCTAATTATACAACCTTTACCGTCTTCTGCGTTGTCGTATTCTCCGTAAACTATTATTCCCACTTTTTTCTCATCAAGATTGTCTAAAAATTCTGATGAGAACTGATCTTCTGCATCCATCTCATCGAACAGATTTAGCACTCCGTTAGACAGTAACGTTTTAAATGTTTGTTCTTCTTCTCGTTCCATTTTTCCTAAAAATCGTTCGTAGCTAAAGCTTTAGCATAACTATTTGTATTTGCCAGCAAAATTCGTACATTTTTTGAAGAATCTGAGCATGGGTCTTTATCATGATTTTTTACAGACCATACAGGCACATGCTGATAGAAACAATCAATAACTTTTTTAGTTGCAGAAATACCTGCTGGATCACTGTCAAAATAACAAACAATAGAGGAGTATTTTTCTATTATAATTTTCTTTTGTGCGTCTGATATATTGCTGCCACTAATAGCAACAGATTGATAGCCTAGTTGATGAAGTTTCATAGCGTCCAACTCTCCTTCACACAAAACAACTTCTCCGCCGTTATGTGAATGAGTGTTAAATAACTCTATAGAAAGCTTGCACGGCTTAAAACCATACTTATTGTTGTCTTTTTTATCTCCAAGCAAAATATATTTTGGCACAACATTTTTTGATGTAGATCTTGCTTTAAACCCTACTAGTTCAGCTTTTGCATTCTTAACAGGTATTGCAACTCTGTTAGTACTCTTATCAACATATACATCAAAATAATTTAACGTTTTTGCTAAAAAACCTCGTAAAAAAAGATATTTATATACATATTCAGATCCACAATAATTTCGTAATTTTACAGACCATTCTACTTTTTCAAGTAATTCTGAATTAATACTAGACTGGTCTATTACTACGTTTTCTGCTTCACGTTCTACTGGAAGTTCCTCTTTGTTTATAATGCTATCGATATAAGCAACGAAATCATCTTTCTTTGAAACATCGCCTCCGTAACCTTCTTCCACCCATAGCCTTGCTTGAATAGTGGTCACGCCCATTTGATATTGAATTAATGAGTATACATCGCCTCTTTCGTGACAACCAAAACAAAAAAACAACATTGTGTTTTTATTCATTGTTGCTGAAGGGTTTCTATCACCATTCTTATGATTTGGAAATGGGCACGAAAAAGATATTTGATCGCCACAGTCTGTGACGTTTTCTATGCCTATCTTTTCGATAATATCTATGCAATCTACTTTGTTAGACATTAAACCTAGAAAGATCTTTTTGAGAAGAATAACTTGGAGATTCTAATCCTTCATTATAAAAATTGTGCTTGTGATCCATCCACTCTTCAAACACCATATTGTTCATATCCCAAAACATATCTACATTTGCAATTGGCCCTCTCCTGTTTTTAAGCATCCTTACTTCCATCTTCTTTGACCTTTTCATGTCATTATCTTGAAAAAGACCAAAAATAATGTCTGCATCTTGACCGATAGAGCTACCGTAAGAAATGTTGTCAAGAGTCGCTCCTTCTCGCGAAGACTCTCTATTTGTTTGAGCAATACCTATCACAGGTATTTTCAAATCTCTAGCTATCATTTTCAAACCTCTTGTTGAGTACATCAACTTTTCCCACGTACTACTGCCTGCGTTTGCAGGTGTTGCCATTAAGGACATATAATCAACACAAATAATGTCTGGATTATATTTAGTTGCTGCGCTGTAAACTTTCTCAACAGTACATTTGCCTATGTTATCTATAACAATGATGTCGTTAGAAGCTTTTTTAGCTCTTTCTGCCGCCATCTCCCATTTTTCTCTTTCTTTGTCCATCAAAGACAGACCAGAAAGATTTGAGTAAGAAATGTTTGTGGCCATAACATCCCACTTTTCATAAAGCGATTTCTCTTCCATCTCTAAAGAAATCATTAGTGGCGTTGCATTGTTCTCAACGTATTGTTTAAAAACCATATATTGCGCAAGCGTAGATTTACCTGTACCTTGAAATCCAGCAACTACTACAAATTCGTGATCCTTTATCCCATAAAGGCTATCGTCAAAAGTTTTCATTCCAGTAGTTAAACCCATCAAATTTCCGACCTTTTTGTCATAGTCGTACTTTTTAATTCTATTTTCCATATTAGAAAATTTAGCTATATTTCCAGAAGGCATAGATTGCTGCATCTTGAACGCTGCTTCTAAAAACAATTCATCTAATTTGTCTGAATCATTTTTACTAGCTACAGCTTCTGCAAGTACCATTAGGTGGTCACTAGCAATCTTGTATTTAACATTGTCTAAGAAACAATCTTTTAAATAATCTAGTGAATCACTAACTTTTTCAAAGCAAAAATCATCAAATTGGTCTACTACTGTAGTGACAGAAGGTTGTTGTTTATATTTTAGAATATGGTCTATTACCATTTTCCAAACAGTTTGAGATGACTTGTCACTAAAATGTGACGCTTCTATACCTTCAGATACGAGTCTTTCGACTGAATTTGTAAACAGTGCTTTAGATATTAATTTTCTTTCAACATCTATATAGTTGTTTGTCATTTTAGTAAAGTTTCTAAAGTAGTTTGAACGCCTTCATATATCTCTCGCGCTCTTGAGCTAAAAAGTTGTTAAGTTCTTCTTTACACTGCTCAAAGCCAGCAGAAACTTCATCTTCAGGTACAAAACGTGTTACTGTAGTTGGCCCAACAGTAAAAGAGCTGTAATTTCCTACATTAATTAGTTCTTTTAATGTATGTGATACTTGAGCTAATGGTTTACCTTTATCATCTAGTGGCCAATTTGTACTCATTATTACCTCTTTTGAAAATTTGTTTTAATCGTATATTTATTTTTGTTGTAAACGTTAATTCTTCTGTCTACAAATTGTGACCAAAGGATTGGAGTCCTTTTGTCAACGTAATCATACACAACAGAGTGTTCTTTGTCTCTGTGACACCTCTCCACCCTTCCTATCTGTTGTGTAAGTAGTGGAGCGTTGCGTGTTGGATAAACTAAATGTATTACTTCTAGTTCTGGTATATCTAATGCCTCATCTGCCAAAGTAGACATTACAACGCATTTGTTGTTACTTGCAAATTCTATAACTTCTGTTCTTTTTTTTAAATCTTCTTTGCCAGTTAGGTAGACAATTCCATCTACAGACAACTTAGACAACTCATTTGCTATTAAATCAAGCTGTTTCATTCTCTTAGATACAACTATCTGCTTTAAATGCTTATTATTTTTTATGTTGGTAGCTATTAATTTTGCCCTATCAACATCCTCAGCCAAATTCTTTATAACCTCAGAGTAGTTGTTGGAGTGAGTTTTTTTTGTTGTAGAACTTTTTTTGCAAGCACTATGTTCGTAACAAGAACTTTTGCTATGAGATGGATAATATCCACAATAAAAATTAGTTTCAATGCAACGTACCTCTGGTCTTATAAGCGTGTCGTCTTCATATAACTTGTCACGTTTTACTTCAGAAATAACATTCCCTATTGCCATTCTAACTAAATCGTAAGTGCCGTTTTCTCTATCTGGTGTTGCAGATACTCCATAAACATATTTAGCATTGAAATTTCCTATGACATTAAACCAAGTTAAAGCTGAAGAATGATGTGCTTCATCTACTATTACTAACCCGAAATCATCATAAAAAGAATTTGTGCTTTCAATGCTAGACAATGTTTGTATAGAAGCGATAGTCAAATCTTTTGAGTGGTCAAAATTACCATCTCCAATTGTTGAACATTCAATTCCCAAAAAATCTCTAGATCTTTCTTTCCATTGCTCTGAGATATTTTTCCTGTCTGTTATAACTATTGCTTTTTGTGACAGTATACGAAACATTTCTAAAGACAACACAGTTTTTCCAGAACCTGGAGGTTGAGATATTAAACCTGTCTCATTTTTTAAAATAAGGTCAATAGAAGCTTTTTGATGATCTCTTAATGTAATCGGACTAATATTTAAGTTAATAGTCTTAGAAGTCCTTAAATCAACTTCAGAGACGTTGTAATTGAAACTTTCTAAACCACTCTTAAGTTGATTGCGAAAACCTCTTGGAAAAAATATTGAGTTACCACTCTGGTAATACAAAGGTATTTTTTCTTTAACACCGTTTGTTGAGTATTTTAACTTCTTCAAATTTTCATATTTTGGATTGGTGAATAAAAGCGAACTTTTTATTAGCTCTAAAACTTTAGGTTCAATATCTTCAATTTTAATCTCTATATTATTTTTTAAAAAAATATTTATGTTTTTACTTGACATTGAAATTACCGTGTGATACCCTTTTAAAAAAATAATTTGTTATAACTTTATCTTAACTTTAACATAATAATAAAATTAAAAATTATATAAAT